CATTAATCATATTTTGATGTTTAGCCATAAACAACATTCTAACCGCATCCGCACCATGCGAATATTCATTGTGTAATATTCTTCCTGTATTTGGATTCCATTGATAGTTTGTTAAACTTTGTATTAATTTATCACAATCTTTATTTATAATACAATGAGGTAAATGTCTTCTGACTATTTCTATATCATCACGAACAGAATTAGTTTTAGGGATTGGTCTAGCTTGAAAATTATATTGTGTTCGGCAAAAATCTAATATGTTAGTACCTGTGTTTCCCATTCTTTTTTTAGAATCATGTGGCATATAATGTCCTGCATAGTGATAATTTTTTTCATTTATAATATCTAAATAATGTTTTATATCATATCCTGTATTTTCATAGTAATCTATTATATATGCTTCATTGTTTTCAAAATATGCAAATACTATAGCTGTAGGGTCATCTATACCTAAATCCCAAAAAGTGTAAACAGCTTTACCATCTCCATTAATTTCTTTTATGTTTCCTTTATTTTCTAATTTTGTCATTTCATATCCATAAACAGAGTTGGCTACATCTGCTACAGCTTCATTAAGATACTCCTGTCTTGCTAAAGAATAAGAAATCATTTTAGAATCTATGCGGTCTTGTATATTAAGATAAGGTATTTTGGTTAAAGGGTCTATTTTATCTTGAAGTTCAGGATTTAAATTCATTTCATCACTAACCCAATAATATCTTTTACTATCTTTAGGTGTAAGCCATTCGCAAAACCAATCAGGATTATTTTTATTTGCTTCATACATTTTATATAGTTGATTTTTTTTACCACGCATTGTACCATTCATTATAATAAATGCATTACCCTCATCTAATATAGGAGCAATAAATCCTGTCACCTCTTCTTTGTGTAATGAAAATTCTGACAAAGCATATCCATAACCACCCTGCCCAACAAAGTCTAGGTTATCCGTACCGCTCATACTTATAGTAGAACCATTAATCAAAGTAAGTTTAAGTTCAGTATTATTTTTATTAATTACTATTTCAGGCGGAAAAATTAAATCTATAAGATGTCCACTCTTTTCTCCTATGGTTACAATGTTATTCCATATAGCACGCTCTGCCCATTTTCGGGTTGGGAATAAATAATAGTATGAACCAACTCGTTCCATAGCTTTCTTAGAAAGAATAGATGCGGTAGTTACATCCTTACCATGTCGTCTTGGATGACTAATAAGAATATTTCTAGCACCATTATCTAATGCTTTCCAAGAATCCATTTGATAATCACGAGGTTTTATTTGTGGTAATCTTATGTATTTTGTTGCCATTCAACCTTTGAGAAGTCTACTGAATTTATTACTATGTCTGATGTAGATTCAGATAGCCCTGCTAATTTAGCTAATTTATCAGATGCCTGTGCATTACCTTGAGAACTTTGCGTATACAAATGCTGTAATACATCCTGCCTTAATTCTTCTTTATTTTCTAAATCAATCTTATTATTTACTTTTGGTTTCTTTTTTTCCTTTAATCTAAAATCATTTAATTCTTTGCATAATACCCAAAGCTCTTTGTTATCTGCAGCTTTAATGAAATCATATATTTTTTGTTGGCTCATTTCTTTGACCCATCTTGGTTATTTCTTTGACCAATCTATTTCATCATAGTTGTGATTAAACAAAACCTTATTACCTTTAGCTGTAGAAAAATTATTATTTGGATTAGAATCCTTTCTTGCTTTCCAATTACGCTCATCCTGTGCGTCAGGAGTAAACTTATGAGGAACGTTAGGTCTATAATACTTTTTAGGTTTTTTAATTGTCTTCGTTGTTATACTCATCATTCTCCATTTCATAATAACACATTATACATATACGATTTTCTACATAATTATTTTCATCAAGTATTTCTATTATAGGATTTTCTTCTGAATCATTACAGTCACATATATTACATATCATGCTCTTCTACCTCTACCACCATATCAAAGTCTATTCCACAGAAAGGACAAAATTTAGGATGATTTATATCTAATGGTAAATCTAAAATTAAAAATTCATTATCACAATCTACACAAACAAATACCGAATAATCTTCCATAGTCATATTACTTATATATAGTAAGTATTTTAGAGTTACAAGCACAAAGTCAAATTTTTTAGAGTTTATTGTGGGTCTATATATATAATAAAATTTTTTTTGCTAGACCCGACAGTACCCCCCTAGCAATGCCCTACACAATATGTTGTATTTTACTAGGATTTTTTTATGTAATGTACACTATATATTGTGTATTGGAATAAATTATGCAACGCATGCGAGGAATTTACACCCTTTTTATCAGAGGAAAAGTATAAACCTCTCTAGGTGTTTTTAGTATAGGGATTATTATAAGCTAATCATTAAAAGATTACTTATTATATGTTCATTAAATGATATTAATAAAAAAAAGTTTCTTCATTTTAATCAATGTTTACAAGGGTTTTATAATATATATAAAAAAAAGATTAAAAATAATTTGACATTAAATGAACAATATGCGAAGGTGTTTACATCATCAGAGGTTAGATGAGTGAAGCATAAGAGAAAGCAAGAAAAGCTACTCGAGTAACTCACCAGCTGAAGAAGATAAGAAACAAAGTAACAAGGACTGAAACGGTAAAATCATTCGGTCGGCGGAGAGTGGCTCTGCAATAGGACGGAAGACCTAGCAAACCCGTAGACACTTTCGCAAAGAATGGAGTTTGTAAAGCGTAAGCATAGCAGTTAGAAGCGTAAAAAAGTGACGCTCATTAAAAAAAATAAAACGCATGCTCTACAGTAAAACGAAACGAAATGCAAAGGGAACAGACGGCGACACGTCACGGCATATGACCAAGCGAACGACAGTCATTGAGGTATATTAGCAACATATCAAGAAGCTATAAGACAAATATTAATAAGACCATTGGATACACTATTGATAGTGTATTCAGTAGTAATATTAATTAAATAGGAGAATAAATAAAATGATAAGTTCCGAAGCACATAGAAATGAATATAATACAGAAAAATTAAGATTAGAATTAAACAATTATGCTAATAAATATAATAATGACGAATTAGATTACGATGATATCATTAGCAAAATGTACGATTCGGGTTACGATATGGATATAATCGAAGAAGTCGAATCAGAATTAAGAGAATTAATTAAATAGGAGAAACAAAATGACAAATCAGAAAGAAGAAGTAAGACAATATATATTAGATAAATTAGATAATGGTTACAAAGGTATTTTAGCCTGTGATTTGCATCACGAATTATGCAACACAGATTATTTTATTATTGGCACTTATAAAGCTAAACAATTTTTAGGTGCAGAAACTTTCGAAATAATCGAAATGATAAAAGAATACGAACAAGACAACTTCGGTGAAGTTTCAACCGATTTTAGCGACGCTGAAAAGGTGGCTAATATGTTTGCTTACATTGTCGGTGAAGAAATATTAAACGAAAGTAAATTAATTACACTTTGCGGGGGTAAAGGATTACAAGAAGAAGATATTAAATATATTAAAGAAGAAATAGGAGAATAAAACAAATGAAAGTATATAGAATAGTTGTAAGAGATGTTTACGAAATAGAAGCAAAATCACCAAGAGAAGCAGAATATAAATTAGAAGAGAAGTGGCTAACAGAATGGGAAGGTGTACATTTAGATTATTATACACAAAGCAAACCAAAACTAATTAAGAAAGATTAATAAGACCATTGGATACACTATTGATAGTGTATTCAGTAGTAATATTAATTAACAAAATAGGAGAAACAAATAATGAATACACATACAGACAAAATACCATTCAGAAATGGTTTTCTATCAGTACAAGCAAATGAATATGTATATTGTGAACCAAGAAAAAATTCAGCAGAATACTTTATGTATGAAGTTGCTTATATTACCCATAGTGGTAATTTTTGGAAAATTAAAGAATGGGATAATGAACATGGCTTTAAAGATAACAATAAAATATATGCTTGGGTTGGTAAAAGCAAAGTAGTATCGCTATTAAGAACTGAAGGATACACATTAAACCAAGTAAATAAATTATTACCACAAGATAACAGAAAAGGAGAATAAAATGGAGCAAGCTAAATATATTATTAATGAAGAGGGACAAGTTGTTAGTGAATTATCGTTAGAGGCGTGTCTAGAAATATTATCTTGTTATGGATACGAAATATTAATGGAAGAAAAATTAGCGGAGGTAAACTAATGAAGCTTAAAAACTTAAACATAAACACAATAAAATATTTACCATATCAAGAGCCAATAAAAAAAGGTGCAATAATTACAGATTGGTATGTAAAACAAGCACGATTAAAACATAAAATTAAGGAAATAAAATAGGAGAAACAAAATGATTAAAAGATTAAAATTATACAAAAAAGCTATAAAAGAAAATAAACATCTGAAATTAAATCTAATGATAAGACATATCTTACGATGGATTAC